CCTAAGCGGAATAAAAGGCACGCGCCCCCAGCCATGCTGTTCTGTTTCTGTTTCCTCTCCATCCAGAAGCGCCGTCACCGCCCAGTGTCCGCAGCTTTTCTCCTGCAAAAATTCTCCGTCGCCGTTCTCCGTAAAATAGGTCACGTCCTCCGCCGTCCACCATTCCACGCGCCGCTTCGTTTTCTCTCTGCCCTCGTCCAGAACCTTAATGTCATAATAACGAATCACCTCGCGCAGCTCCTGCTGATATTCCTCATCGTAAATTGCGATGATTTCCTCCGCCGGCACAATGCAGTAGCGAAAATTCCCCTCTCCGTCATAATAAACGTGCAGGTATTCCACCCCCTTGTTCGCCGCCCCCGTCAGCCAGCTTTGCAGCATCCCGTTAAAGTGCTCATCCGCCAGCTCCGTCAGCATTTCCTCAAACGCCCTGTCTCCGTTTCTTACGCTGATGGTCGGCTCTCTCCCCACGAGGTACGCCGTTTTCTGCGCCACCAGTGTGTGATGAAACGGGTGTACGCAATGGTGGTTGCTTCTGTTCGGGTTAAAAAACATCCGCAGTTCCTCCTCCCCGTTTTCCTTTGTCTCGGAAATCGGGCTTCTGCGGAAGTCCTTCTGTAGGCTGTCATGCTCGCCGCGGTAATACCGCTCTCCCTCCGCCATCCGTCTTTTCCTCTCGCTGCTTCTGTCCTCCTGCAAAATCTCCTTCAGAATATGGCTGTCATTCAACCTTTTCCCTGCCGCCAGTCTTGCCTGCAGCAGCTCCATCTCTGTGATAAACAAACTTCCCTTCTCCTTTCTTATCGCACACGAATATGCCGCATATCCTCCTCTCTGCTGTAGCGCACCGCGTCAATCGCGTGGTTGTCCCTGTCGGGAAAAGCCGCACGCCAGCCGCCCCTCCCGTCGCTTTCGTATTCATAGCTGCTGAATTCTCTCGCCGTCTCAGGGCATCTTTTCGGGTCAATGATGATTTCCTCTAAGTCCTGCATCCACTTAATACCGTAATAAACGCTATCGGGGCCCTTCCTTGCCCCAATCGCCGCTACGCCGTAT